CAACTTTACAAACAAATTTTTGAAGACACCTATTGACAATGTCAAAAGTGGTGGTATAGTCGAGTCTCTTTTGAAAGGAGTTAGAGATGGAAGAAGCATTAGAAGCTGGAACAACTGACCTAGGCAAACTAGCGTCAGCATACATAAAGATTAGAGATAAGCGACAGGAGTTGAAGCGAGCGTTTGAAGCAGACGATCAAGCATTAGCAGAAGACATGAAGATGTTAGAAGAAGAGATGCTGGAGGTCTGCAAGCAAACAAATGCTGAAACCATTCGCACGAAATCAGGCACGATTATTCGTTCGGTTAAATCACGGTACTGGACGAACGATTGGGATTCAATGTATGACTTCATAGAGGAGTCCGGTGCATTTGGCCTGCTAGAGAAGCGACTTCATCAAACAAACATGAAGCAGTTTCTTGAAGAGAATCCAGACCTCTACCCGAAAGGGCTAAACGTAGAGAAGCAGTACACCGTGGTAGTTAGAAGACCAACTGAAGGAAAATGAAATGAGCAATATCGCAACCCTTAACCAAGACCTCCCCGACTTTTTGCAGAACGCGCCAATCAGTGACTTAACTAAGTCATTAGTTGGTGGCAAGACATCTGTAGCTAAGCGCATCACCCACAAGAACGGCATCTTCCGCAAGATGGTCGGTCAAGAAGAGATGGGCAAGACTAAAGGTCCTTTGGATGTAATTATCGTCAACGCATCGCCTGCGGTTGGACGCATCTTCTATATGAAGCAGTGGACTCCCGATTCAGAGCCGACCGCGCCTGATTGTTTCTCCAACAACGGACGTACCCCAGATGCCAAAGCCGCCAACCCACAGTCTGACCGCTGTGATACGTGCTCACAAAACATCAAGGGTTCTGGGCAAGGCAATTCAAAGGCATGCCGCTTCTCTCGCCGACTGGCTGTTGCATTAGTGGATGACTTTGGTACAGCGTTAGAAGGTGAAGTCTACCAAATCAACTTGGCGTCAAAGTCATTGTTTGGTGAGTCTATGGGTGAGAACACCTCTCCGTTTGAGACCTATGCTAAGTACGTAGCTAACAACGGCAAGAGTATTGATTGGATTATTACGCGTATCACTTCTAACGAAGAGAACGATAACCAGTCTATCCTGTTTACACCTGTTGGGCACATCAACAAGGCGCAGTACGCAGTTACCAGCGAGTTGTCACAGAAGGAAGAAGTCAAGCGCTTGGTCATCATGACTCCATATCAGGCAGAGTCTGCTGGCGCAAAAGCATTGGCCGCTCCCAAAGTGCAGGTAGAAGAGGAAGAAGTAGAAACGCCCAAAAAGCGTCCATCTACTAAGTCAAGTTCAGACGCCCCTGCCCCCAAGAAAAACTTGGACTCGGTAGTTAAGGCGTGGAGCGACGAGGAGTAACCTATGAGTATTGGATACAGTCAACGTTTGGTTGAAGCCAACAAAAAGGCCAGCATCAAACTGTTGGGTGTAGCTCTGGGTCGCCTCTGCATCAAGCAGGGTATCCCCGTTATGCTTATTGCGGAAGAACTAAACGTAAGCCGTGCTACGGTTTACAACTGGTTCTGGGGGGCTAGTGCTCCCGACAATAAACGTAGCGAGCGGATACACCTGTTGATGCAAAAGTTGAAGCGAAAATAAACCAATCTTGATGGGGGCCACGCCTCCGTTAGGAATAACTGACTCTAAAAATGCCTGAATTTGATTTACTTGACGCAGTTCACCCACCTGACGGGCGATTTTGTGTCGTAGGAATAGGCAAATACGTAGAGCAGAAGTTCGTCGATACCCGAGAAGAGTTAAACGCAATAGCAGACGCTTTTGTAAAGCGTGGTGTAAACGCATTCTATGGATGCGCCAAGTTTGGGCAACTCAATAACCGTAAGCACGAAAATGCTAAGTACATTAAAGCACTGTGGCTAGACATCGACTGCGGAGAAGAGAAGGCTACACCCGATGAAAACGGGCGCATCAAAGGATACGTAGATCAAGCTACGGGTATTGCAGAGCTACAAAAGTTTTGTGCCACAGTCGGTTTGCGCCGACCCATTCTAGTTAACTCTGGCAATGGCTTGCATGTGTACTGGTTACTAACCGAGACACTTGAACGTACAGTATGGGAAACGCTAGCTAATAGATTGCGCGAGTTATGCTACCAGCATGGACTCATAGTCGATCCAGCGGTGTTTGAAGCATCACGTATTCTTCGCATACCGGGCACGTATAACTTTAAATCCGAACCACTGCTTGTCGAGGTGATGTCCCACAAGACTGAACCTTATTCCTACGAAGAAATTAAAGAGCTACTCGGTGCACCCGACCCAGTAGAAGAAACGCCTGACTTTATTCCGCGCCGACTGAGTCCACTCATGGAGACCATGATGGGCAACAAGGTTAAGCGGTTTAAAACCATCATGATGCGCTCAATTGAGGGCACTGGGTGCGCACAGCTACTGCACTGCTACGAGAACCAAGAGTCAATTGAATACGACTTATGGCGCTCAGCCCTGTCTATAGCTAAGTTTTGTGTAGACAAAGAATCAGCCATCCACAAGATGTCTGAGAACCATCCAGAGTACGACCCAATTGAAACCGCACGCAAAGCGGAAGATATTGCAGGCCCTCATCTGTGCAAAACATTTGAAAAGTACAACCCCAGTGGGTGCGAAGGGTGCCCTAACCGTGGGATTATTAGCACTCCAATCCTGCTTGGTACAGAGATAGCCGAGGCAGATGAGGATGACAACGTAGTTGATATTGTTGACGACGTGGGAGAAGTAGAGCAGGTACGCATACCACCATATCCAGAACCGTACTTCCGTGGGAAAAACGGTGGCGTCTACCAGCGCATAGAAAAGGATGGCGAAACCGACGCTGTACTAGTCTACGAGCATGACCTGTACGTAGTTAAGCGCATGATGGATAAAGAAATTGGGGAAGTGGTCTTGTTTAGACTGCATCTGCCCAGAGATGGTATTAGGGAGTTCACCATACCACTGACAAGTGTTATGGCTAAAGAGAAGCTACGGGACATGCTGGGATACCACGGTATTGTTGCGTTCCCTAAACAGCAAGACCTTCTTACTTACTACATAGGTACGTTCGTCAAAAACCTACAACTAACAAACAAGGCGGAGATTATGAGAACACAATTTGGTTGGGTAGACAAAGACAGTAAGTTTATTGTCGGCGACAGAGAGATAACAAAGGACGGTACGTTTTACAGCCCACCGTCTAACACTACAGCCAATGAAGCAGAGATGATGGTGCCGACTGGCTCGTTCGAGAAGTGGAAAGAGGTATTCAACATGTACGCGCTACCCGGTCTGGAGCCGCATGCGTTTGGTGCGCTTACTGCGTTTGGTGCACCACTGCTAAAGTTCACGGGATTGAGCGGTGCGATTATCAACCTCATTCACCAAAGTTCAGGCTCGGGTAAGTCAACTATTCTGTACATGTGCAACAGCGTGTGGGGGCATCCAGTGGACTTGGCATCTATTTGGAAAGACACTCCAGCGGCAAAGATTCACCGACTCGGTGTGCTCAACAACTTGCCAAACACAATTGACGAAATAACCAACACGAGTCCGGCAGAGTTTTCTGACTTGGCGTATAGCATCTCTCAAGGTCGCGGGAAGAACCGCATGAAAGCACAGACCAACGAGATTCGGATTAACAATACGCACTGGAAGAACATGACGCTTACGTCGTCTAACGCTAGCTTCTACCAGAAACTAGGGGCGGCTAAGGATTCACCAGACGGCGAAGCGATGCGGTTGCTCGAATACGAAATCAAGCCGACTAAAGTTATTAGTGTTGCCGATGGTAAAGCGCTATTCGACCAGCAGCTAAAAGAAAACTACGGGCATGCTGGCGACATCTACGCAAAGTACCTTGTGGATAACCTAGAAGAAGTAAAAGACCTAATCAAAGAAATACAAGCCAAGATCGACAAAGACATTCAATTCACTGCTCGTGAACGGTTCTGGTCCGCTGTCTGCGCATGTAACATAGCTGGCGGTTTGATTGCCAAGAGCCTTGGCCTGCATGACTACGACATGAAGCGCATTTACAAATGGCTTCTGGATATGCTCAGCGACATGCGTGAAGAAATCAAACCACCACAAAGCAACCCACTGACTATCGTGGGTGAGTTCATTAACAACCACATGCACCATGCTTTGGTAGTCAACGATGAGATGGATTCCAGAAGTAACATGGCGGCACTACCGCTACTGGAGCCTAGAGGTGAGTTGCTTTTGCGGTTCGAGCCAGACACCAAAATGATGTACATTGTGGCAAAACGATTCAAAGAGTATTGCGTCGAAGCGCAGATTAACTACCGTGGGCTACTGGAGGACTTGAGTAAGGCTGAGATATACAAAGAAACGGTCAACAAACGGATGTCCAAAGGCATGAAAATGGTCTCCCCACCAGTCCGTGCTCTGGTATTTGATACATCTAAGTCAGACTTCCTGCAAGTAGACGCTTACCTAGACCAAAATGAAAATAGAGAAAGTGTCCTACAGGATTAACTGGGCTAAGTTTAAACGTAACACATCTTTCTTTGTACCCTGCATAGACGAGAAGGCAGCCAAGGAGCAAGTGATGCGTGTAGCCCGTAGACTTAACTTAAATGTAATTCACAAAATAGTGATTGAGGATGGAGTTAAAGGCTTGCGGGTCTGGAGAGTCTAACCTATACTGAAGTAGCAACAGTTGTCATGTTGCTCTCCAAAGTTACACCCCCGCCTAATGCGGGGGTTTTTTTAATCCTTGATAGTGTTAAGGGCCTCAGCGACACCGGGAATGGATAGGTTCTTCTTAGACTGGATTACTCCAGCTTTGGATACAGCCCGCTGTTCCGCACGTTTAGTCAAGGACTCAATCAGGTTCTCTGGGGTTATCGCGTATGCCGGATACTGAGAGTTGAACTTGATTACCTTATCCAATGCAGAGTCGATACCGGCTTGATCGTTTTGCATGAACACACGGTTGGTTATGTTCATTAGCTTGGAGCGCTCAAAATTAATTTTTTGCTCTACGGCTGTTAACTCAAACCCCAACTTCTGCATGTTAGCTAGTTTGTCGGAACGGAAACCGATTGCCTGACCAATCATCATGCCGGTTGTGTAATCGCTTCTAGCGATAAGCTCAGCCCCACGGAAGTCCTTGGCCCCCTCCTGAGCGTACTTATAGACCAGAGCCAAGTTACGAATCAATGCTGGGGAAGCCTTTTCAATGCCTTTTTGGTAGTCGCCTTGCATAAACGCGTCATACGCATCGGCATAGCTCATCACTTGCGCACCAAAAGGACCTGTTGCCCCCATGCCCATTTCTATCAGACCTTCTTTAGTAGTCCTAGTTTCTTTACGATCCCGGACAAACATGTCGTTTAAGCTCAAACGGCTTGAGAAGTCGATGCCAGTTAGTACGTTAGCTGGACCACGCTCAATGATGTCGGCGATTGGGTAACCCATAACGGTCTCATGCCCAACCATATTGGGGAGCCACACTTTACGCACCCAAGTCTCGAAGCCCATTTCTTTGAGGGTCTTCATTTCTTCGTCGTCATCGTCACCTAAGCCGTTAATCATCCACCCAATGAAGCCGGTAAGTATACTGAACATCGGCAGTCCTGCAGCACCAGCCAATACCCATGTAGCCGCCATTGTGCCGACAAACAATTTAGTAGCCTCGGCTCTACTCTGCCCGTTCATAGGCTTAATCATGCCCTTGAAGTTTTTGAGCAGGAACGACGCCATATACAGCGGGAACATCATGAACTGCAGTGAAACCTTACCCAGCGGATTACGCATGATGGGTGGGCGGTTAGTAGAGCTCATGTTACCTACGCCTTCGTAGGTATCTGCAATAGCTTGAGCCTTAGCTGCTTCTACTGACATGCCCTTTTTACGGCTAAGGCGGTAGGATGTAAGCAGCATAACCTCACGGGACAGACGCTCAGTCGTGTGCATCAAACCTGTGGTAGCGATTAAAGTGCCGTTCTTTATCTTCTGCCATGCACTGCCATAGGCTTCGGTGGGCATCGTTTTGCGGTCAACAATTTCGTTGTTGAGTGTTTCGTCAGCGACCCCTGTGCCGAGCATATCGAACAAAGCATTACGC